GCCTTAAGTGGATCTTGGGAAGAGGTGTGGGCTTAATTACTGGAGAAATAATATGTTAGCTACAATGACAAATATTGTAACATCATTAGTTTTATGTTATATGGACATTATAGGAAGTTTGACGGGATACAGATCCCCAAAACGTCACCCACTTTCTTTCACAGATCATACAGCTTTCTTTAAAGTAGAATCAAGAAAGCCTAAAGGCAGAAAGAGAAAAATCAAAAAGGAGTAATATATGAAACGGCTAATTGCATCATTGCTGATGTTTATAACACTTACGGCTAGTGCAAAGCCGTTTATGCTTGAATTTGATACAACAACATCTAACGATACTTACGTCAAATTTAATGAGAAGGATTGGGAGTTTGTAGGACGCCAAAATAACTGGGAGTTGTATCTAGCTAGAGGAGAAACAGATAAGATCAAAGGTATGACAGTTATGCATACTATGGTGGTATACGATAAGCTTATAAAAAGTACTACTACAGATGATTTTATCCATAGAATATTTAATTATGGTCTAGCTGACTGTGGAAACGATCGTATATTTTTATTAAAAGATTTTTTTACTGATATAAACCATAAAGTTATTTGGGTAGACAAGTATGAGTTTGGTGAATTTATAACAGATCTTCCAGAAGGTGCACCTCGAAGTAAGGTATATAAATTACTTTGCGAGGGGAAGCATATATAATGGGTGAGATTGTAGATCTTCAGTTCGTAAAGGACAAAAAGAGAGAAGAACAGCTAAGTGAAAATACTGAGCTTGATAAGTGCCGACACAGATTGCTTCAATTGTATGATAATTTGGAGTACATTGTGAAGGAAATTAACCATATTAAAAACGTGATAAGGCTTCTAGATAATGATAATAAAAAATAGGAGAAATCATGAAGGTAACAAAAGAGCAATTAGACAAAATAACAACAAGAAATAAAAACAATGCTGCTCTTGCTGAAGCATTAAATAAGTACCTAGATAAGTATGAAATCAATACTAAAAATCGTGTAGCTGGATTCTTAGCTCAGTGTGGTCATGAGTCTGTTGACTTCACAGTATTAAAGGAAAATCTTAATTATGGCGCAAAAGGTCTTGTAGCTACATTTAAGAAATATTTTCCAGATGAAGCAACCGCATTAAAATACGAGCGTCAACCAGAGAAGATCGCTAATCGTGTTTATGCAAATCGCATGAGCAATGGTGATGAAGCTTCTGGTGATGGTTATAAGTACAGAGGTAGAGGCGCTATTCAATTAACTGGTAAAGATAACTACACTAGATTTGCTGCTGCAATTGGTAAAACAATTGAAGAAACAGTTGCGCATCTAGAAACTATCGATGGTGCTATTGAATCAGCATGTTGGTTCTGGAAAACAAATGGTTTAAATGCTATTGCAGATAAAGATGATATCCTTGCAATGACAAAGAAAATCAATGGTGGAACAATTGGTTTAGAAGATCGTAAAGCTCATTACGAAAAGGCTAAACAAGTACTATAAAGGATTATTATGAAAAAATTATTTTTAATGCTTATGTTAATGAGCACAAGTGCTTTTGCTGGAAATCTATACGACTATAAAGTTAACCGTGTTGTAGATGGTGATACTGTTGAGTTCGAAGCAAATTTCCTTCCAGATCCACTTCCTAAGAAACTGTCTATTAGAGTTCTTGGTGTAGATACTCCTGAAAAAGGTGGTAGAGCTAAATGTGAAAAAGAAGCAAAGGCAGCGGCCGCAGCATCTGAGTTTACAAAGAAGTCAGTAGCAAATGCCAAGAAAATTCAAATCGAATTAAAGGAATGGGATAAGTTTGGTGGAAGAGTGCTTGGAGATGTTATCATCGATGGTAAATCATTAAGCAAAGAACTCATTGCAAATGGTCATGCCCGTCCTTATTTTGGTGAAGCAAAGAAATCTTGGTGTGATTGAGGAAAAATATGAATTATTCTGATAACGACGATATCATCATTTGTGAGGAGTGTACTTCAGAGTTTGCAGTAGCACAATTTGGAATCGATGAAGATGAAATAAGATTCTGTCCATTTTGTGGACATAGTTTAGATGAAGAATTTGATGACGATGAAGAAGACGAAGATGATGATGACGAAGAAAGTTGGTAATGTGGTTATATCAACACACAAATGAAGAAGTCAAACCCGAAGATGTCGAAGGATACTTCGGGTTTGTTTACCTTATAACTCATATTTCTTCTGGAAAAAAGTACGTAGGAAAAAAATTCTTCACAAAAGCTAAAACTAAAGTAGTTAAAGGTAAGAAGAAAAGACTTCGAATAGATTCTGGTTGGATGGATTATTGGTCTTCAAGCGAAACTCTAAAAGAAGAAGTTAAGCAAAAAGGTGAAGATCAGTATGTAAGAGAAATCTTGCATCTTTGTAAGTCAAGATCTGAGTGTTCTTATTGGGAAACTTATGAGATATTTTCTCGTCATGCGTTATTATCAGATGGATACTATAACGAATGGGTTTCTTGTAAGATAAGAAAAGCTCACGTAATAAAGAGTGTACTTAATAAAAGTACTGATATATAATATCAATACAAAAGTGAATTGGAGTTTCGAATGACAGATCATGTTAAACATTTTATGGCCTCTTCTTCTAAGACGGCTCTTGCATTAGATTATATCAAAATCGATACAGCAGTAGAGATGCTTGCTAATACTCGTGAGATTGGTGGTCGTGTGTTTGTTCTTGGTGTAGGTGGTTCTGCTGGTAATGCATCTCATATGGTCAACGATCTTCGTAAACTGTGTGGCATTCAAGCATATGCACCTACAGATAACGTATCAGAACTTACAGCACGTACTAATGATGAAGGTTGGAGAACTGTTTTTAGAGAGTGGTTGATCACAAGTTGTCTATCACCATCAGATTGTATTGTTATTCTTTCTGTTGGTGGTGGTTCTAAAGAGCATAATATCTCTATGAATCTAGTCCATGCGATTGAGTATGCTAAAGATATTGGATGTCCAGTTGTTTCAATTGTAGGTAAGCCTGATGGTTATGCTGCACAATATTCTGATATAGCTATAGTTGTTCCCTATACAGATGAGAAACTTGTAACACCAATCTCAGAAGCATTTCAAGCGGTCGTTTGGCATTGTATGGTATCCCATCCTGAACTTCAAAAGAAGGCGACAACATGGTAAAAGCCGTTGTATTTGATAGAGATGGAGTCATCTCCAAATTAGTTAATAAGCACGCTCCTTGGTCTTATGATGAATTTGAAATATATCACAATGCAAGAGCTGCTTTAAATGAAACTAAAAATCATGGCTTTAAGAACTTTATAGTTACTAATCAGCCAGATATAAATGATGGCAAATTAAAATCTGAAGATCTAGAGAAGATGAATAATCTTCTGATGAATAAATTGCCAGTTGATAACATCAAAGTATGCACAGATCGATCATCTTTACGGTATAAGCCAAATACTGGAATGGTGGATGAATTGATTGCAGACTATAAGATAGATATAAAGAAAAGTTTTTTTGTTGGTGATCGTTGGAGAGATATTGTTTGTGGTAAACGAGCTGGATTAACAACCATCTTAATTACAAATAGTGAAACACAAAACGATTGGCCAGAAGAATTTAGTCATATAAAACCAGACTATACGGTTAGAAGCATAACACGAGCTGTAAAAATTATTGCGGAGTTAGATAATGAAAAACATCAAAGTATTCTCAGACAGCGCCAAATGGAGCGACATAATCCTAATGGCACAAGATCCTATGATAAAAGGCTTCACGACGAATCCAACACTAATGGCGAAGAGTGGAGTCTCGGACTATGAACAGTTTGCTAAGGATGCATTAAAGTATATTGGACTAAACTGTCCTGAGAAGAGTATCAGCTTAGAAGTTTTTGCTGATGATTTTGACGAGATGGAACGTCAAGCATTGCTCATCAAATCATGGGCAAAAGAAGCAAAAGCACAAGTATATGTAAAGATCCCCGTCATGAATACAAAGGGACAAGATAGCTATGGTCTTATTCGTAGTTTAAGTCTACAAGAAGTTCCAATGAATATCACAGCAGTGTTTACGATCGAACAAGTTCGTCATACTATGAACAACTTGAACATGCATATTCCATCAATCATATCGATCTTTGCTGGTCGTATTGCAGATGCTGGTGTTGATCCTGTTCCCATCTTTAAAGATGCAATGGAGCTAAGAGGTGAGAGTTTTCCAAATCTAGAATTCCTTTGGGCATCACCGCGTGAGATCTATAATTATGTACAAGCAAAGAATCTTGGTGTAGAGATTATCACCATGACTCCAGATCTAATCCACAAGTTACCGACTATTGGAAAAGATCTTCGTGAGTTCTCACGTGAAACTGTACAGATGTTCTATGATGATTCTATGAAAAGTGGATTTAAGATTTAAGGATATAAAATGGCTGGCTTTGAAGAAAATGAAATTAGTAAGAATGCAAATGGTGGAACAGAGATCGCTAAACGCAAGTTAGCGCAACTTATTCCATCAGAGTTATTAGATGACTTTCAAATCATCTGCTCTCGTGTAAGAGAACTAGATGAAACAAAGATTCGTATCTATTGGCTGCATGATATGCCAGAAGATCCTGAATGCATTAAGTTAAAAGATGAAGCTTATCGCAATCAATTTCATCACTTTGTTTATATCTCTGATTGGCAATATAGCCGATTCCAATTAATTTGTGGAATGCCATACAACACAAAGAACACTGTCATTGATTCTGGAATTCAACCAATTGAATGGGTAGAGAAACCTAAAGATAAGATTCGTCTTGTCTATTCTTCTACACCACAACGTGGATTGGACATTCTAATTCCAGTATTTGATAAGCTAAGTGAGAAGTATGATAACATTGAGTTAGATGTATTCTCTAGCTTTAAGATCTATGGATGGCCAGAAGCTGATAAGCAGTTTGAGCCTCTATATGAATTATGTCGTAAACATCCAAAGATTAGCTATCATGGATATGTTCCAAATACTGAATTACATGAACATCTAAAAAAATGTCACATTCATGCATATCCATCTACATGGCTTGAAACATCATGTCGTGCTATGTTAGAAGCTATGTCTGCTGG